TTCAAAAAATATTGATGAAATTACTTCGGGTAAAATGTATAAAACACTTCAACCGGAAACAACTGAATTTAATTCAACTAAAGAAATAAATAAATACGTTTACTTTTTAGACACTAAACTTTCAAAACAAATAAAATGATAATAGACATAATAACAAATAAAGCGAAATTGGAAAAGATTGTGCAAGATTTAAAAAAGAAATATACGATCCAAAACCCAAAATCAAAAGCCGAAGCATTTAAACCGATTCCGGCAAATGCTAAAAACATTATTAACGATATAACCGAAGCAATTAAATTCATTGGTTGTTTAGTTGAATTAAACAATGATTACGCCAAAGAACACAAGAAAAATGAAATAATGCTAACAAAACAAGCGGTGAAAATTGGCATCCAGGAAGCAGAAATCAAGAAATTGAAGCGAATTAATGAAAGATTATTGAAAAATGTTAAAATTTAATTATGTTGTTAGACTTATCAAAAGCATTTGAAGCAAAGAAAGCACAAACAAAGCTTTCACAACTTATTGAAAAAGGTGCTAAAATTGAATTGACTGAAAAAAAAGCAATGCGATCAGTTAAACAAAATTCATATTTACACGCAATATTAACGATTTTTGCTATTGAATACGGTGAAACAATCGAATATACTAAACAAACAATTTTCAAAGCAACTGTAAACGCTGAATTATTTATTTACGAAAGGACTAATAAAAAAACCGGTGAA